GTTGTTCCGGTGGCATCGACCACCATTCCACTATCGACCGTGGCAACCATGCCAGGGAATCCCTTGGCGTCCCCGCCCGTCCCGATTCCGTAATAGATTTGCTTTGCCACGAGAATTCCCGCAGCCACGGTCATTCCCAGGCCTTCCATCGCCACGAATGCTTCGGCCCCGTCTTCATGGGCGTCAGCAACCGCCTGGTCACACTCCCAGCGGGGATTCATGATGAAGGTTTCGACCAGTCGATTTTCGTAGGTCGACTTGGTTGCGGCCGTGCCTTCGTTGGCGTTTCGGAACGCTACAGTCGGGAGCGCCGTCCGCACGAGGGTCTTATAGTTCAGCCCCTTAATTGTGCGAGCCTCAAACAGACCGAGTTCAGGGACGGCTGGAACGACCTCTTCAATCAGGCCAACAACAGGATCACTGCCGTTCGCCTTCGCAATGTCCAACAGGGTTGGGCGTGTCATGATTTCTACCTTAGTTTAATTGAACGGTGTGAATTGTGTGGACTGTGATGAATTACCGAATGCGTGAGTGATTACCGTTTTGCGGTGGGGATCTTGATCCCAGCTGCGAACTTGGCGGCTCCACCAGACAGGCCGCTGAACTTCGCGACTTCCGGAGTATTCCCGCTGAAGCTGACCGGATTCGCGCCGTTCGTACCCGACGTTTTGAACTTCGCGTTCTCGGCTTTCAGGACCTTGTTTTCTTCCTGAAGGATCTTGGTGAATGCGGCTGTTGCCTCGGCGAATGACAAGCCCTTGGCAAACAGAGATGGGCCATGGACATCACCAAAAGCACCGATGAACTTTTTGCCAAGTTCCTTGCGGCTCATTTTGGTTTCGTCTTTTTCTGCATCGTCGGACATGGCGGCGTTTTTCCGCTTTTCCTCTTCGGGGTCGACTTCCGCTTCCGTCTCTGTTTCCGTCGTAGTGGTGGTCTCAGTTTCGGTTGTCGCCTCGTCCGTTGCAGCTGCGGCTGCGGCTTCGCGGGCCTTCTTTTCCTCTTCGGTCTCTTCAGCGAACTTGCCTGGTTTTGCTTGGGGCACGACTTCACTTCCTTTCTTGAATCGATTGACGGCAACAGTCTTGCCGCTCAGGTCCTGGGAGAATGCCAGATTGGTCCCACTATCAACGCCGTACATGCACAGCGCCACGCCCTTCAGTTCCCATTGCCGAAACACGGCCACAGGACCAGCCACTGCCACGCCATCCACTTGAGTCGTGAATCCGGCGGGCACATCTTCGACCACGCATGTGAATGGATCGAAGTAGATTGACGCCTGGTAAGGCACGCCCAGGTTCGACTTGAAAATCACCTCACTGGCCTTGTCAGTGGGTGTGAACGGCGTCAGCCTCCCGGACAGGGTCAGACCATCAGGGCCGATCGACTTGCCGTTAACCAAGCCCAGTGCCTCGTTATCGCAATGTGCATAATCAGCGGGAATCACGGGGGCCATCTGCATTCCCGCGAACTCGTGAATACAGGGTCCCCAATACCAATGCTCAACGGGCTTGGTTGTCCTGGCGAGCGTTGTGAATGGGACGGTCCCATCTTCCGCTTTTGCCCCTGGCGCGAAGTCAGCAGCGAAACGGAATGCTTCGATTGGGGCCTGCTTAGGCTGCGGTTGTGTTGCTGGGGGCATTGGTCACCAACTCCGTATACGTGACTGGATTACTGACCGGGACGCCTGGCAATCCGATCGATTCGCGGTATGTCTTCACCTTCAACTCGTAGTCGGCTTGCTCCTTCGCAATTTCGAAAGCATCCAACCCTTGCTCCTTGCAGACGCGAACCGTTGACGTGAAACCTCGATCGACGGCGGCCGAATTGGCAGAGACTTCCTTCATTGGATCAATCCACGGGAGGGCCGCTGCCACCCATTCCCATTCAAGATCCTCGACCGTCACGCCCTCTAGATCAGGATCCCCTTCGTCAATGGCTTTCTTGAGTCTCCAGGCGGTCAGGCGGTTCAGCACATTGCGATTCTCACCACGCCGCTGATCGGCAGATTGCTCATACTGCAACAGGGCCTGACGACTGCCGGAGTAGTTCGAAAAGTTCTCGGCGTAAAAGCTGTAGGGGATATCCAGAGCCTTCAGAATCAAGGCAATCATGGATTGCGTGAAAGTCTGAAACTCGGTCGATGGCGACTTCGATTCAATGAATTCCGCTCGGTCTCTCCCGTCGAGTTCTAACTTGAAAGTGGACTTGCCCAGGTCGACTGCGTAGGCTGGCTTTGCCTCGCCCTCTTCATCCGTGACCGTATTATCTTCGGTCTCGCCTACTGCCTCCTGCGCATCGCTGTAGATGATCAGGCCCAACAGTTGGGATACCTTCATTTTCGCGAGCGCATAGTCAAACGATTCGTACAAGTCGCGGAGCGAGTTGTATACAGTCGACAGCGGACTGATTCCTCGCGTCTGATCAAACCGCGTGAAGTACGCGTGATGCACGACGTGTTGAGCCTCAAGCCATTCCTCGAAGACAAACGTTGTCGAACCAATCCCGGACGGGCCAGATCCACCACGGCGACAGACCGCGTATTTCAGAGCGCGACCGTATTTGTTTGTGACGACGCCATGTTTCATCTGCTCTTCGAACTGCCAGGTAAACTGCTGGCCCAACGGATCACGGATGCGGTCACCTTCCAGGGCCTGCACGTGTCCGGTGTTCAATTGCGAGATAAAGAAATCGCCATCGAGCAATCGAGCCTCTTCAGACATTCGCATGAATCGATCACGCCCATGCCGGCCCGCGATGTCAAAGTTCTCAGGCAGTGACCACTTCTTGACGAAGGCTTCAATCTTCCGATTCGCTTCGTCGCGTTTTCCCTTCGCTTGAAAGCTAAACGTGGAAACGTAGTCCAGATGCTTACGGACCGCCCAACCGAGCAAAGCGAAGTTGCGGTGTAGGTCTCGACCGGCTGACACGAGTTTCGCCCGTTGCGAGCGATTCAGTTCGTCGTCTTCGCTGCGGAGGACTCCGTTGGGGGCCTTGCGTTTGTTGGTCGCGTTGACGGCATCGTAGGCCCACATCGCGGCCCGGATGGGGAGGGTTACCGGGCTGACGATCGCAGTGGCAGCAAAACCCAGGACAGTGCCGAGCGAGTTCCATGCTTCACGGGGTTGGATCCGCAGCAACATCAGACACCCCCCATCTTGATTACAGCCAAGCGGGGTTTGGTGCCAGATTCCTTAGCGACCTTGTTCGACCAGAATTGCCACTTGGCTTCGAGGTCGGACACCGTCATTGTCTGCCCATCGACGGACACAGACTGTAAGCCCGCAGACGCTAGCAACAGCGTCTCGAACTTAGTCACCATCTGCTCGGCGAACGTGGGATCAGGCATGAAAAGACAACGCCCATGTAGGGAATGTGGCCCCCACATGGGCGTTTGAGTTCGAGATGATCAGTCCCGCGTGTGTTATCATCGCGGAGTTGAAACTGGCGGCAAGGGCATGGGAGAAGGCGGGGCACATTTTGTCACAGGAAATAATCGGGAATTGTATTATTTCTGAATCGGTAGTTCGGATGGTTCGTTTTCATCACCCGGATTGGCGAGCGGTTGTCGGTTCTCGAAGAACTTGTCGTTGCGCACTCGTTGACACGCGGTGCATTGCGTACGTCGCGTCACGACGTGGGTGTAGTCAGTCCCGCTGGCGGTTGTGCCTGGATGATCCACGGAACTCACGAGCCGGTACGGAGTGCGATCAGTTCGACCGCACGCCGGGCAGCGGGGACTTTCGACGATCTGAGTAATGTCCACGTTCTTTGCTCCTTTGGGGCGGCCCTTGGTTTGTTGTTGCTTCATATCGGTTCCTAGTCAAAATACTCAGCGTGTTTCGTTCGCCGGGGTTTTACGATTTTTTGTGCGGCCTTCGCAATCTCACTGACGCCCTCGAAACTGGCCGCGAGAACATTACCGTCGAGCGTGTCCCAGAAGTGATTTTCCCCTCGCGCTTCGTTCTTCCAAATAGTTTTCGTACAACCCTTTGTCGTCATGTCGTGCGGTGTTTCGGATGTCCAGTGGTCCAGCAACATTCTGTGCCGGTGGAAATCTCCCTTGAAAATCGTCAGCGTTGCCGTGTCGGCCTTTCCGTTTTCGATCAGTTTCGCACTGATGTTCTTCGCCTCGTTAGAGTCGAATGTGACAAGTCTCACTTTTGGCTGTGACTGTAGTGGACGATCGATCCAGAACGGCCCCAGGCGTTCGTTGTCCCGCTTTTGGTACTCGGTGTATGGTCGCTCTGCAGGACCGATGAACCGACCTTTCGTCGGTCTCAATTTGATTCGCTTCGGGTGATTCTCGAAAAATCGATAGATCGTTTTTGCGTTATCGCCCGCGTCAATCATGACGCGATCGACCTGCATCATTGTTCCGTCCAGTCGTTCGAGTTTCCGATCTAATACATCACCCACCAGCTTATTCAGACCGTCGTAGATTGCGGCTTCAACACCAGCTCCCTGGTGCTTCATTTTCAAAGTGATGCGTGCGTTCCTGGCGGAGAAGCTGGAAATAGGCTGTTCGGGATAGACTCCGTAGTCAATCACATGTCCCGTGAAATTCATCGACCAACCGCAAATCATCCAGAACAACACCCGTTCTTGGACGTCGATAAAACAGGTGACTTTCTCAACGAACTTGGGCGCCATGCCGCGCTCGACATTGACTACCTTTGCCATGATCACAGCTTCAGTCAGCTTTTGACGTTCGCTGTGAGATTGAATTATTGGTTCGTTCTGGAACTCACTGTTAAACTCGACCTCGCCCAGTTCGTACAGTTTGTCGTAGGCATACTGGATCGCGGACAACTGCCCGGCTTCAAAACGTTCGGGCCAGCTGGGCTCGGCTCCGAAATCCATCTCGTATCTGTTTGCGCGATAGTGCTCAGTCGCGGCTGTCGTCGGTTCATCGGCCCTCAGGCAGCGTTCCAGGATCTCGCGGTACTTGTCCCACAACACAATGTTTGTGGGCCACTTCGTCATCAGTTTGTATCGCTCGCCCCTCCAGGCTGGATGCTTCTCTCGGTTCAGAAATCGGTCAGATAAGTCTTCGGTGCAAATCACCGTACACAGCATGATTGTTGCTGCTGGGCGATCAGGGGGAGCCAGGCCACCGACATCACCGAGAATCACGGACTCGCGGAAATCCGTCTGTAGTTTGTGCCTGGCGGATTGCTTTGTTTGTGGATCGTCCAGAATCACCAATGTTGGACGGGCCGCGCTGCCGTCTGGGAGAGTGACGTTCCGACCTCGGATGTGACCACTCAGGGATGCGACGTCGATAATACACCCCGATGCAGCACTACCAGAGATGTCGGGAAACTGGACGAACGCCTTGCTCCAGACCACGTTGGTCGCTTTACCGCGGTACGTCTGGCCCCGGGCTCGCTGGGCGACTCCCTCCAGTTTCGAAATTGGATACAGGACCTCGGGGAAGTCTGCGGCTAACGCTTCGCTGGACGTCATCAGGGCTTTGATGGCCGTCAATGACTTCGCCGAATCAATCCCAGTGGCACACACCAGCACAACGTATTTGTGCCGACCAGTCAGGGCAGCCCAAATGCAAGCGGCTCGAACGAGGCTTGTCTTGCCCGACGAACGTGGCATTGCCAGTGTGAACTTATCGCCCTGATTGATCGTACGTTCGAGTTTTGCCAACACCTGCAAATGCAGGTTGCTGAACTCCATGTAGAACAGCTGGTGGAAGTAGGTCCGACAAAATACCAACAGCGATGCAGTTGCTGCTGCGCGCCGCTCAGGATTGGCTACCGGGGGGATCTCCCCGACCTCTCGTTTTGCGGAAGCGTTGCGGCGCTGTCGCTCTGCCTCTGCCAACCGCTTACGGTCATAGGCCGTTGCCGCATGTCCTTTGTAAGTCGCGGTTGGCCCTTCCAGTAGCCCGAACATGACACTCCATTCACTTGCCAGCGAGATCGTGCAATAACTTCACGGCCCTAATTGACTCAGCCAACTGGCCACTCTCTAAGGCCATACGGTGAGTTTCCATCAGAGCCAGGACCGCAAATCCGTGAATGAACTCAGCGGGAATTTGCCCCGCTTCGATCACTTTTTTCGCGGCAAGTGCTGACAACTGCACCGCTGCGCAACCTGGAAACTCCTTCGACAATTCGCTGATGACTTTCGCCTCAGTGTTTCCAGCCACGATAAGTACGATGGCCTTTTCGATCTGCTCTGGCGGCGGAACAAAACTCCTTTCTGTGATTTTGTCAGTCATTCATAACTCTTTATGTATTAGCCGCTTAGAAATGTGATGTGATCGGAACTTTCGGCAACCAAGTATGTCTACAAA